ATTTATCCTCACAGTAGAAATCTGGAAACAACTTAAAACACTTTTCTGTATCTCTTTCGTCTAATTTTAAAAACAAGTTCGGCCTGGAGAGCTATTTTTACGCCACCTTTGTGATTGGCCTTCTACTCTACTATCGAGTCCGCCTCTTAAGAACATTTTCCTGACTGGAGCTCTCACACCTTGGTTATCTCTGTATTCACACCGTGTGTTTATATCTCACCAAGAAGTCATCTCTCAACCAAAATCATGATTATTTTCGCCATTCCTGTTCCCGAAGAGTCCTCGTTTGAATCTAAAACTGGTTTGAAACCGGTTTTGATGCGTGTTGCTGATTATCTTTTTGATTCTACTACACGTAGTTTTTATCCCCACCAAATTTGGCCCCTTGATCGCGTTTGGTATGTTGAGAAATCCTCGGGTGTGAATTCCCGAGGTATGTTTCGTATAGAAATATTGATTCACACTTTGATCGAGAGTGATTACTTAAGCAAGGAAGATTTATCTTGTTCATGTTCTCACTTGGCTCTTAGTAAGAAAGCTGGACCTTTGCCTCTCTCTGTTGTGCTTATTGATAATTTTTATCCTGGACGTACGTTTGATGCATTTGATTATTTTAATAAAATTCACGAAAATCATAAAAAAATTAGTAAAACTATTAAAACAAAAAAAAATTTCATTTCAGTTGTTTTCAATTCTGATTTTTGCCTATTTGCTTGCATTTCCTATAATCAGTACCATTTGTATTATGTTCAACGTAGGAAGTTGTTTTTTGAAGTCTCTTTTCCTATTTATGAGGGGTTGACTTCTAGGGATTTAACTTTTCGCAGTGACGACGTTGCTTCTGTTGTTTTTAAAAAGAAGAGTTCCATTCGTCCTGTTAGATATTACGATGTTACTCATCATATGCAAGATGATTATCTTGGGGCTTTGTACCCCGACATTTCTTGTATGCGTGGGACTTTTGTTTCACAAATGAAGAATTTCTCTGAGGAGGCTTCACGTCCAAAAAGATGCTCAAAGGATGTGTTGACTGCTCGTAAAGAGAGTTTGCAACGAATGTTGAAAGCCACTAATAAGCATATTGAGAAACAAAAGACTTTAGTTGTTAAAGATGGTCGTAAGTTAAAAGAGACCAATTTTGTTGCTCAGATGGCTATATTTGGTACTGAACTTGATTTAAGTGAAAATGTTACTGAGATGCTTAAAAAGTTGACTGATAGCATGCACAATATTTCTAATGTTCTCACTGGTGATGTGCCTGGTTCTTGGCGACCTGAAAATTTTGGTGCACATATTGGTGATAGTTTGAACAATTTAGCTAACAAATTGCCTGATTTGTCCTCTGTTGGTGGTTCTAGTTTTTCTATTAGTGCTATTTTTAAGAAGATGGGTTCTATGTTGCCTGTTTCTTTATTGATGTTGGCTTCTGGTTATAAAGCCTATACAACTTCTAGCCCAATTTGGATTTCTCTTTTTAGTATTACTAGTGTAGCTGGTTTAGCTATATTTTCTGGCAAATATTATAAAAGAGTTAAAAAAGTGTTTGATTCTTGTGTTGCATATTTGACTGACAAATCTACCCGTACTGGTTTTGAAGCACAATCTGCCGATAAGACTGATTATTCTGGCTTTAGTTCGTTAGTATTGGCCGTTGTTTCATGGTTGACTATTTCAAAAGTGCCTAGTGCTAATAAACTTAAGTCTTTTGTTGATTTGGCTTCTAAAATTGAACGTGCACATTCAGGAGTGGAGTACATGATTACACATGTTATTAAACTTGTAGAAGTGGCTGTGAACTTTATTCGTTCGCGTTGCCTTGGTTTGAAGCATATTAATTTGTTGTCTACTGCTATGCCTCAGGTTACTTCTTGGTGTGATCGGGTGGACGAAATTGCTCATTTAAATGCTAAAGGATCCCTCGCTATTAATGCGGTTAATGCTGATAACATTTTTACTCTAAAAATGCAGGGTTTGGATTTAACTAAGGATAGTCCTTTAATGAGTTCAGCTCGAGTAAGATATGCTATGTCTTCCCATATGAATATTTTGAATCGTTTGGCTTTGCCTTTTGAACAAGCGAATATTGCTGGTGGTGGTCCTAGAATGGAACCATACACCATTTTAATGCAAGGTGGTACTGGTGTTGGTAAGAGTTATGCTACTATCCCTATCGTTAAAGATTTGTTAAATAACGTTCTTACTGAGGGTGAGAAGGTAGCTTTTAATGCCAATTATATGGACTTTGTTTATTGTAGACAACAAGAACATAAATATTGGGATGGTTATCGTGGACAATTTGTTACTGTTTTTGATGATTTTGGTCAGATTAGGGACTCTATTGGTATAGCCGATAACGAGTTTATGGACATTATTAGGGCTAGTAATATGTTTCCTAATATTTGTCATATGGCTAATATAGAGGCAAAAGGCAATACTACTTTCCGTAGTAAAGTCATATTGTGTTCTACGAATTTGACAAATTTACATACTAGAATCAATTCTTTGGTTGCTCCTGAAGCTGTTATGAGACGTTTTGATGCTTGTATAGTTGTTCGTATTGATAAGCCTTATCAGTGTGATGGTTCAAATGGTGTTAAAGGTTCTCTTAACACGAAACATGAGTTTTTGGTTGGTAAAGGTTTTTGTCCTGATGTTTATATGTTTGATATTTTGAAAGAACCAGATGGTCCGGTGGTTAAGACACTTCGGTACCACGAATTGAATGATTACTTGACACATGGTTTTAATATTAAGCAAGACAAGTCAAACTTGTATTTGAATGACTTGGCTAATACTACCAAGTTTTCTTCTCAAGCTAATTTTGATACTGACTGTTTTCCTAGTAGTTCTAAGGATGATTGTGTTCTTAATGATTTGAACTCTGAATTTGAAAAAGAGTTTGACGATTCTTCTATCATTTTGGATGACAGAAAGGATCATCCTGATGATTTTTTAAATTCCAGAATTAAACATGTTTCTTTGATTGACTTGTTAAAGCAAACCACACCACCTCCTTACTGTGTGGATCCTTCTGTTGTTGAGCAACTTGGTAAATATAGTACTAATAAAATTGAGATGTTTAGACAATGGGTTGATAAGTTTACTAACGATGACACTGTTCACATTTGGACTATTGTACTTGTTGACAATATGTATCAGTATATGGGGCCATGTATATTAGAGTGTATTGGGTGTGAGAGTTCTGTTATTAAGCGAGTTCTTACAGTCTTTTTTAGTAGATATGCTTTGGCTTTTGCTGCCGACATTTCAAATAAGTTCTGTGAGCCAGAGCCAACTATTTTGGAAGATTTATATAAACCTAGAAAAGTTATGTTGAGCTATTGGGATCGTTTTAAGAAGTTTTTTGTTAAGTTTAACATAAAGTATAACTTGTTGTGGGATTTTGGTATGGTCATGTCCTATTTTGGCTGGATGGCTGCTGTTGCTGGTGGTTATAAATTGATATCCATGTTAAGTGGTGAGAGATCTGATAAAATTGAAAAAGATCCCTCTATAGTCAAGGTTGGTGAAGCGCGGAATTATTGCTATAAGGAATCGAAGGATTCTCCTATCCGTCACTGTGAAGGTTGTGATTATACTGCTGAACCTGATGTCGATCGTGATTGTAGTTTGTCACTTGTTTTCAATGCACGTTGTTTCAAGACTGGAGAAATTTTGGAGGTGCAACGTGAAGTCTTCCCAGAGATTTGTTGTGATAACAATTGCCGCCAGAAAATTTGGCACAATAAGCATTTATTGAGACAAGAAGAGTACTTGGGTGTTGAATTTAAAACTCTTGATGAAGGTGGTGAAGCTCCTTTTGCCTATTATAATGAGAGTTTTAGTAATAGTCGAGATGCTAAGGAACCTCATCATGCTAGACGTGGAGCAGCAAAAAAGGGTGGTAAAAATGTGGTTAAAAATGTATTCACTGCTCAGGGTGGTGCCGATATTAATGCAATAGAAGTTATTTCCAAACTTACTAAGAATCATATTTTCACCATTAGTAATGAGGATTGTAGTGGAAAAGTTGGTAGTTTACTTGCACTTAGAGATAATATTTTTCTTATGCCTTATCATTTTAAAGTTGATTTTGATTCTAATGTTAAGAAGGGTATTTTTAAGGTTACTGATAGTTTTAAGTTGAAGAATGTGCGCACTAATGAAGTTATTGCGCTTGACTATTCAGTTATTGATGGTGCTTTTACTAATGATAAATTGCGTGGATTGGATTTGTGTTTAGTACAATTACCAAAAAATGGTTGTCGCATTTTTCCGGATATTGTCAAGTTGTTCTGCAATAGGAGACAGATTGACAATATGAGGGCTTGTTATTTTCATTTAGTTGTGCCTCGGACTGAATATAGTGATGTTTGGGGGTGTAATGGTTCTTTTGATAGAGATGAAGAGATTAGAACCGAGAGTGGTAGCTATACTCTTAGAGAATTTGTTACTTATAGAGCGCCTACTGTTAAAGGTGATTGTGGTTCTCCATTGGTTCTACACAATTCAGCAATTTCTCCTCAGAAAATTATTGGGATTCATGTAGCTGGTAATTCTAATAGGCATGGTTTGGCTTGTGTAATAACTTCAGATGATTTGGAAGCTGCCATATCTGAATTTGTGGAATATAAACCCCAGTCTGGAGATTATTTCTTGCCCTTTGAAGGCAACTTTGATTTTGTTAGAAAATTACCTGTTGCTATTTATGCACCAAAGCGTAGTCGTATTATCAAGTCGGCGTTGTATGAATGTTGGGGACCGTCAAAGACTGATACTGCTAGATTACGTAATGTGTTTTTTAATGGTTTGGAAATTAATCCTAAGTATCAAGCTATTGAACGTTATGGTGGTCCTGAGATTGAGATAGATAAAGAGTTGGCCAATTATTGTGCTGATGCTGTTTGGTCTTCTTTGGAGAATACTATTATTGCTAGCACATATAAGGAGCGTACTGTTATTAGCTTTGAAAAAGCTATTTTGGGTGACCCATTTGACGAATACTTTGATAGTATTCCTCGCGCTACTTCAGCAGGTTATCCTTATGTTGCTCATCCTGTTGATGGCTATCGTGGTAAGGAATGGTTTTTTGGCAAAGATATTGTTTACGACCTTGAGACTACTGGATGTAAACAACTTAAGAATGAAGTGCTTAAAATCGTCGATTTAGCCTCTAAAGGTCAACGTTTAGAGCATATTTTCGTTGACGTGTTGAAAGATGAGCGACGTCCGTTGGAAAAAGTTATTTCCGGCAAAACTAGATTGATTAGCAGTGCTCCTTTACCTTTAGTTGTTGCCACAAGAATGTATTTTATGCGTTTTTGTCAATTCATTATGTTATCTAGGTTGGATAATGAGATCGCTGTTGGTGTCAATGTTTACTCTGATGAGTGGCATGTTTTGGCAAACATGTTGCAGAAGAGGGGTAAACATTGTGTTGCTGGCGATTTTAAGAATTTCGATGGTAGTGAACAAGTTGTAGTTTTAAAGGCTGTTTTGTCAATTGTACAAAAGTGGTATGATGGGTCGGCTTTAGAAGATAAGGTGCGACAAGTTCTTTGGGAAGATGTTACCAACTCTAGACATTTGTGTGACGATATTGTTTATGACTGGCATAAGTCAC